TGTTTGACTTTTTCGATATCGCTCTGAGTCATCGATTTAAATTTTTCAAGAATATTTTTCATATGTTTTTAATTAAAATTAGTATATGTCTTCACTGAATAAAACACCTTCTTCATACTCTGTCTTTAAAATTTGACCAGATGCTATTGCTATTATGGCTGCTTCTTTCCTATCAACAAATCTGTTTTTACTTGTCAGGAAACCCTGTGTATAATCACCACATTCTGGTTTAACACTTTTTGTGCCAGTTATTGCAACCATTTGATACATGCAATGAGGGTGACGAAACCCACAGAAAACAATACCAGTAGCAATATTAACTGGTCTGAGCAGACTGCTTGGTATATCATTATTAATTAACGGCAGTTCCAAATAATGAATTGCAGCACACAAGATATACTCTTTGTTATTATCTATCATATTTAATATTTTATCATAGGTTCACTGTCTTCATGGAGTACAGCCATGAGTTTATTAGTGAGAGTATCCAGTTCTTCGTTCTCTGGTATTGCGCTTACATCGCTTGCCATTGAAGGTAATTGATATAAATGTCTTTTAATTCTTATCATCATATCATTCAGTTCTTTCATTAAGTCCTGATGCTTATAAACTTTCAGTTCTTGTGGTTCTTTTTTCATTTTTGAATCTTCAGTAACGGTATTTGATTCAGACACTTCTTTAACCACAAGACTTTCTGAGACAAAGAACCATGTTTCTCCTTTACCAACATGATTTGGTTCTTTAGAAGGATATATAATTGGTTGTCGCCAGCATTTGTTGTTTTTCATATTAAAAAACTTATAACCTTTGGGTGTGGTCTGAATTAATCTCATAATAACTTTAGTTTCAAAACTATATCCCACTTCATAATCATGACCAAGAATTAATTTGACTGGTTTTACAAAAGTTTTCATATTAATATTTCTTTAGTTATAAGACTTTTAAGAGGAAAATTATGTTTCGCCCTCATCAACAATGATTTGGTTCTTTTGAAGGATAGTTCCGAATTTTAATAAATTTATTAAAACTCATTTTTTTCTTGTCTCATCCTATCACTACTTTTTAGGGGCATTTCTGCCTTGTCATCCATAGTTGGATAGTCCTCAAGCGTTAATTCGGGTGAACTCAACCCTATTTTATTTTCTTTAATTGATAAAATTCTTAGTCCTTCTTTCTTGATATTAATTGCAGCATTTAAATCCCTATTATGAATAACACCACAAACAGGACATTTCCATGATCTATCATTTAATGTTAATTTATTGTTTTTATAACCACAATTTGAACATAATTTACTCGAAGGATAAAATCTATCAATCTCGATTATCTCTCTACCATACCAATTAGCCTTGTAAGTAAGCATATTTTTAAATCTATTTAGACTTAATTCTTGTATTGAACGTGCCAAATTATGGTTTTTCAACATGCCGTTTACATTAAGATTTTCCATTACAATAACTTGATTTTCGTTAAGTAATTGATTGGTAATTTCATGTAGATAATTTTCTTTAATATTATTTAATTTTTCATTGAATTTAGCAAGTTTTATTCTTGCTTTTTCTCTATTCTTTGATGGTGTTTTAATTTCAACTTCTTTGTCATATTTATTAATTTTATATTCGCCAGTTCCAATTAACTGTTTTTTATTTAACTGACGACTTAATTTTACTAACTTCTTTTTATTATTTCTAATTAATTTTAAATTTTCAAATTTATTACAATTAGAATCAACAATAAAATCCTTGATTCCTAAATCAATGCCGATAATTTTATTGGTTTTGGGCAATTGTTTATTATTATTTTTATCTATTAAAATACTAAAATAATATTTATTTGACTTGGTTCGACTTAATGTCGCTGATTTAATTAAATTTCGATTTTTATTAAGATATTTTTCATCAGTAATGCTACATTTATAATGAATATTTTTTAATTGTTTAATTATATTAATTCTATTTCCATTAACATTACTAATAGCATCAACAGGAAATCTACATGATTGTTTATTATCATGCTTTGCTTTGAACTTAGGAAAGCCATAACCATTCCTAAAAAATGATTTATATGCTAAATCTAAATTAATTAGTGTTTGTTGTAAAACCTTTGAATGGCTGTTTTTTAACCAAGAATATTCTTCTTTCTTCTTAAGTTCAGTGAGATATTTACACAAATCAGCAAATCCAACATTAATTTTTTCATTATCATATTTATCAATTCTATAAGCAAGACAATTATTATGAACAAATCTACAAGAACCCAATAGTTTAGCAATGTAAACTCTTTGGTCATTATCGGGGTAAATTTGTATTTTAATTGCTTTTAACATAAAAAGTATGTATTTTACTTACATTAATAAATACAAAGATAATTTAAATAATTAAAAAAACAAACAAATAATATTTTTCATTTTCCAATTGTAAACATTGCAGGATTAACCACACCTTCACCACCCACTACACCCCATTCTTTATTATGCCACTTGCGGAGTGCTTCACCGTGTTTCCAGCATTTGGCAAGTGTTACTACTGCTGCACCATACATGAATCCTGTAATGCCAAGAAAATTGAGTTCATTGGCACAATTGTCTGCATGGGCAACCATACAAGCAACGTCTGGATTTTCAATATTTCTATCTGCAAATTCTTTCTGCATTCTTTTTGCCCAAAATTCGGCATATTCAAAAATTGCAAGACCATAGCCATCATCCTTTTGATTGGCTTTCCAGTCATCCCAACCTTTTTTATCAATAAGTTCAATTTCAATTCCTTTGACCTTTTCTTCAAACTGTCTGCGTTCTGTCTCTTCTTTTGCCCTGTATGCTATTGAATTAGCTTCAGCTTTTTCTTCACGTGCTTTTTCACGTCTTTCAAGTTCTACCTGAACTTCAGGTTCGTACACAGGATAGCATTCAGGACCGATTTGTTTCCACTCCATCATATGAGCATTATGATAATCTCTTTCAAGCCATTCAAGATTTGTATCTTTATCTACCACACATTTAATGCCATTAAAATCGAATTCAGCAATAGTTTTTCCATGTGTTTTAATAATGTGTTTTGCAGCATGTTGTGCTTTTTCAGCAACTTTTGGAAACCAGTCACCTGCACCTGTTTCTATTTTAATATTTCCACGTGTATTACTGATTGCTTTTAGAACTGCAAATAAAGGTTTCATTTCTGGTACAACTTCACCAGTTAAAGTATAAGCAATATTACCACGTCTTGTTGATTCAATGAAATCAGGTAATTTATTTTCCCAATCTTCATTCTCTTTAACATTAATGATAAACACTTCATTTCTCAATAATTCAGGATGTGTTTTTACTAAATATTTTGTGGTTATTGGATGCAGGGTCAAATAATCAATTACTTCACTTCGTAAATTTGGTATACCAAATTTATCATAAGTTTCTTTTTTATGAGTACCTTTTATAATACCAGTCCAACCATCAGGTCCGTTTGGGAGAGTGAGTTTTGCAAGATTTCTTCTTTCTGCAAGAGTTAATTTATCTTTTTTCATGATTTTCAGTTTTAAGTTTTGCTTCAGTTTTCATTGCTATTTCAGCAATTTTAATAAAATCTTTAACGCATAATTTTGCATCTTTAAATCCTGCCCATTGAGATTCATATCTTTCGTCACCATATTCAGCTTTCCAACAAGTTCTGATAACGAATTCACTGTCTATCCTCTTAACTTGATTTGAAAATTTAACATCCCAACCAGTATTAATTAATTCAGCTATTTTGTTGTCCATAATTAATCCCTTCCTTCTTCTTTGTTTTTTGCAGCAATATAGTCGCCCATCTGCTTATCTGCATCTGCATATGAAAGTTCCCCTTTCTTATATTTGTCAAGCATTGCTTGCATTTCAGGATAATCTTTGCAACAAGATATTACTATCCAAGGAAAATTTACTTGTGCAGTTTTTTTGCAATGCTCTTTCATACCTTCTGGAAGCGGAGCAGTCCTGTAAAAACCAATATTACCATTAGTACCATCACCAGCAATTGTGTGTTCACAATCGTCACAAAGCGGAGCACCGCAAACAAATTGACCTGTTTCATAACAACTATGTGTTGCAGGAGCACCACAACTTGCACACACTAAATCAGCATGTTCTTCGCACCTACCGTTTTTAACTGCAGGTTTTTTACAATTGCCTCTCCATGCTTCATTAAAGCCACAGAGTTGTACTGGTTCATTTTCTTTTTTCATTATACATTTTTTATGTGTGTAATTTATTTCTTCTATAGTAAATTCAGTGTCAGGTATAAATTCTGTTTCAATTTCATTATTGGAAATTTCTTTATCTCCAATAAATTTACCACATACTATACAACGTTCACTCATTTCTCATTATTTTTTAATTTAGTAATATATTCTTCGTATGTTGGATAATCGCCTTCAATCGGTTCGCCTTTTATCACACTTGCGACATATATCCCTCTGTTCAAACCTACATAAAATGCTTTATAAATATCAGCTTCGGTATATCCTTTATTTGCTTCAACAACTGCATTATATTTTTTAATGTCTGGATATTTTCTATATGTTTTACCACAAAACTTACACATAGTTACTGCTTGTTTGCGAATTAATTCTGCTCTATTATCCCAATAATATAATTCAGGAAATATATTGATATAATAAAAAAAAGTATCTCTACAATTAAAAATATATGTATCTGGATGTTCTTTCATATATTTACTACATAATCGATTTACTTCAGAAATTGAACAACTGTCTTTTTCTGCAAGTAATATGTTAAATATAATTGTTAAATCTTCTTCTTTCATTTTATTCTAAATGATATGTTTGTTCTGGTGCTTCAATTGTATTTAATAGTCCATTAATCAAATGCAATGCCATTTTAATATGATTCTTAGCAAATTGAGTTTCAACACTTTTTTCACGTATAAGATTTAAATTTGCAGCATGCAATTCTTTTATTGCATCTACCAATATTTCTCGTTTAGGATTACCACTACCGATTACGTCTGCCATAATTATTTTGTTTTAATTAAAATAAGTTATCAATTTCATCAAGGTCTTTTTTGAGTTCAGCTTTACGTTTTTTCTTAAACTCTTCGAGTTGTTTTTTACGAGTTTCTTCGTCTGCTTTAACTAACGAATAGCCACCACCTTCTGTGGTAACTGTCGTCCATTCCCAAGGTTTGTGTATAATTTCCATAATTATTTATTTTTATTGGCATCTAAACTAATGTCAAGTATCAATAGCAAAAGTATCCAAGCAAGTATGCCAGATACAGTACCGTGTGACCACGCAATGATAAGCAGAATAAATGCTGCTATTCTCATTGGAGCAACTTTAAATGATGTAAATCTCCACTTCATAATATTTAAATTAAAGGTTCATTCATAATAATTAAACGTTTTAAGTTACTTATACGTAAATAAATTTTAAAAAGTTACAAAAAATATGAATTGTTTTTATAATAAACAATAAAACCACCACTGCAAACCTGACCATTAGGAATATTGAACTGACAACCTATTGGCACAAATATTAGATAATTTATTGCTGGATAATATTGATATGCTGGTATTGATTGTATGTAATTAATTGGTATCATATTATTTTCTTTTTTTTAACCAATCACTAATTGATTTCCAAATAGTTTCACCGCCTTCTTTTATTAATCTCGGAGGAGGTGGTGCTGGTGGCTGGGGTACATCGGCTATTTTACCAGTACCTTTACATGTAGTACATTTACTATCTAAATCTGGTTCGCCTTGATTAATGAAGAATGAATATCCTTCACCCTTACAATTTGGACAAACTTTGTTTTTTTCGTTTATTTCCATAATGTTTAGTTTTTAAAATTATTATTTATTTTCTTTTAATAAAAAAATCAAACCATTCCTCAAATGAATGCTCTTTATCCACACCATTTTCATATGCTATTTTCAAATCTCTCTTTGTAAAAGTGTCATCAGTTGGTTCAAGATGTCTTGCCTGTATTCTGACATATCTTTTGCCAATTAATTCTATATCTGAATTATATTGTTCAACAAGACCAACAAAAACAGCTACTCCATTATCATCAAATGCTGCAGAAATGCCAACAAATCTTTCAAATTCATTTAATTCTTCAGCAATTTCAATTACTATCGGATTTAATTTCCTGATTTCTTCTTTCATCTTCTTGTATTTGATTAAATAATTCTTCTTCTGTAATTGGTACTTCATTAATAAATTCTTCTTCAGCGCATTCTCTCTCCAAATCTTTCCATGATTCTTTTTCCCTGCGTTGTTCTGCATCAAGTTCTCTCATATCATCTTCATGACACTGACGTTCTTCTTCTTGTTCACGTGCTGCTTCTTCATGTCTTCTACGTTCATAACGTTCATGATCTTCTCTTTCTTGTCTTTCTTCTTCCTCACGTTCATCACGTTGTCTTCTCATTTCTTTTGCTTCATCATCTCTCCCGTCCCAATAAGCACGATCTTCACCATCATAAGCGTATCTGTCATGTTCGTAATCACTGTGATGATTTCTTTCATCACTATGACCTTGTTTGTTAGCTTCGTCTTCTTCCCAAGAAAAGTAATGTCTCATAATTGTTTTAATTTATTATTTATATAATCATTAAAACATTTTTTCCAAAGTAAATATATTTCTGTTTTTTCAGTTATATCCCAAGGATGAATACAAAAAGGCACATAAACTTCATTCCAACCCATTTCATGTGAAATAACGGTTAACATTCTTTTCAGATATTCATTATAATCTTTTTTTGCATGATTGCAATAATCAAGCAATCGTGCATTATGTTCGCAATTCTCGTAAAATTCTACAAAAGGTTTGAATTCTTCATAATCTCTCACATCTTCCGCAAATAAATCTCTTATTAAGGATTCTATATGTGGGTCAATCATTGGTATTGGTATAAGTAGACACATAATTATTTAGTTTTAATTATCATTAAATAAACCTTTCTTTTCGCAATAAAGACGATATTCTTTAAGTACTCTTTCTAATCCACAAAGTGCGCATGGGCAGGGGTCTTTAGTACAATCACCCATATGTGTGTTTTCTTCTGCAGTACCTTTAATAAAATTATCTGCCCATTCAATATTTGTCTTATATTCTTGTGCTAACCATTCTCTAAAAGATAATATTTCAGTTGTTGATTTTGACATAATTAATCACCTTTTATATAACGATGACCATTAACATAAACATTATGTTCTGGATAAAAACTATCTTTATGATCTTGACGATAATACCATTCTGTCCACCAATTTTCGAAACGTTCTTCTAATTCAGTGCCATCCATATTCAATTCATTAAAAACATCACTTAAATCGGTAAACCTAAGTTCATCAGGACTATTTGTTTTTTTATTTATTTTATAACATGCAAGTTTAAGTGCATCACAATACGCTTTAAATGCCAAATCTTTGGCTGTTGTCATTACTTTTGTTGCCATAGTTTAAATATTGTTTAATATAAATATAAATTTAGGTATAAACACATCCAAGTCCATTATTCTAACATAAACAGCATTACACATTTTCATTTTAATATAGCCATTATCGTCAGTAATTTCGTAACCAGTACCAATTTGAGTATATTCTACCATCATTTTTCTTTGGGTTTTTACATTTATTACGTGTTCAAAACATCCAGCATTATCATATTCTGCGATTACTTTTGTTCCCGAAAAATCATAACTTATTTCCATAATTTTTATTTTTAAATATTATTTACCCAAAAATACCATAACCAATAAACATGGTCATGAAAACAACCACTGATTGCAAGCATAAAATTATTTTGCCAGTTACCAGTGTTGCACATGTTACAATTTTTATTATGAACAGCATGTATACTGCAGATAGAGTACCAAGTTTTTTTCTTAAGTCCTCTACCTCTGACAGTTTTACCACCATCAAATTCTACAAATGCCATTCGTTTAGCTTGTGCTCGATTCATTTTTTATTGCTCTTTTATATTCAGTAATCTTGAACAATTCAATTCCAATTTTTTCTTCAATTTTACAAAGCGTACTGATCTTAAAATCAAATGAACCACTTAACCAATGACCAATAGTTTCTGGTTTTACTTTAAATATTTTAGCTACATCCTCAACAGTGAGATTGTTTTTCTTCATTTCATCATCAATGAGAGCAGCGATTACCATTGTTGAAGATACTTGTTTCTCCAGTGATTTTGGTATGTCAGCAAGTATTTCTGCTAAATGTTTACTATAATATTTTCTTGCTTTAATTGTTTTCACAATAATTTCATTTCTTCTGATTTCAATAAAAATTCGTTTTCATTTTTAATTGAAAGAATTGAATATAACCATTTTACAACAATTTCTGTTGGTACATTTGAAGTTATAAGTCCATTTATAGTTTCTTTGTTCCAATATTTTTCAAATCTTTCTTTTTGCTTCTTTCCTAATTTCCTCATAATAAAATTTTTATCAAAGATATGATTTAAATATATAATAAACAACAATATTTGTATTTTTTCCCAGAATTGCATGGGCATTTATCATTTCGACCAACACTAATTGATTTTGGTTCAATAAAATCACGTTCTTCAATGCGTTCTTCAACACCATTTAAATGATTGATCTCATGTTGCCAAATCTGCCCTTCAAAACCAAAATGTAATTCATTATTAATACTTTGACCGATTTCATCAAAATAATTGACTCTTATTGCACGGCTACGTTCAGCAACAATTACTTTACCTTTCCATGTCAGACAGCCTTCACGTTTGATTTCTTTAATGCCGATATATTCGGTGATATGCGGGTCAATGATTAATCTCCAAATATGTTTTTCTGTGTCTTTAAGTGCAAAGACTCTTGCCATGAATCTTTCACCATCAAGACTACATTGATTGGCTGCCATACCCACCGCATCAAATCTGGTATATGCATAGTCTTTGAATTCTTGAAGTTGTTTAATGTTCTGAATAAAGAACAATTCAATATCCCCTATCTCAGATACTTTAGGAGTCTGCTCATTTGGTATAACTATAATTTCACTCATATAATTAATTTTTTAATATAAGACCTGCTTCTTTTATTTCTGCTTTTAATTCAGCAAGTTTCATTGAAAAGAATACTGTTACTAAATCTTGATAAGGAATATTTTTTCCTCTTTCAGTTTTCTTAACTTCATCAATCATTGCATGTAATTCTTTTTGAATTTTTTCAGCTTCATTTAATATTTTATCAATATATTCCATAATAATATTATTTATTAAACCAAACTATTGTATCAAAGTCTCTCCTAATTGCCTGATATTTAATATCAGATGGTAGTATTGTTATGTTAGTTTTTTTATAATTTTTGACATAACGTCCATAACCATCAGTATCAACAAAAAGTCCAGATTTTACCGCATTTATAAATTCTTTTATTGTCATTACATCATCTTCTTTATCAATGCTGTCAATAAATTCATATGGCATTATCATACGTAATTCCCTGTCAAGGGCACGAAGTTTTGCTTGAAAAGGTGCTATAGCTATTTCATATTCATCATAAGTATCATACTTAATAGCCGAACCAACAGCAATATGAAATAATTTTTCTTGTTTAGCAATTTCAGCTTTTATTTGTGTAATTCTGTCTTCCATTATTATATTGATTTAAATGCTAATTTTAATGCATCTTCAAATGCATCCTCATATTTATCTTTACATTCACTAAGTGCATTACAATCGCTAACACAATCTTTCAACACAACTAAGCCATAATATTTAAAACAACCTTCTCGACTCAATTGTGGAATATAAAATGGTTTTACAAACACTTCAATACCATGAACTTCTCTGAACCAGCGTTGAAGTAATGCCTGTGTAGGTGCATTAAGTAGTCTCTTTCTTCTATTTTCAGTTGAACAAAAATATTCATCCCAATATTTAAAAACATGATTAACTTCAAAACATTCGGGGTCATAACAATTATTCATAGATTCTTTAAATCCCTTTTCTTTGGCAAGTCTTGCCGTTTCATATGATACAAGTTGTTCTTCCATTATTTCATAAGTTTAAGTGCTTCCTGTAAACCAGTCTCTAATGTTTCTTCATAAGAAGCGTTACCATCCATATCACATGAATCCGCTAAAAAATCATCATCATAACCAAGTTCAATTTTATAAACATAAAAATCATACCACGTTTCTTTTTCATCATGTCCCAACACAATTTCAATATGAAAATTATGCACTTCTCTTAACCAACGTTGAAGTAAACTCTGTGCTGGTGCAGCATACATAGTAAAATTTTCATTTGAATTATCACACAATGAATTATTATTTATGAAGAAAAAACTATTATCAAATTCAATTTCACCTTTCTTCATTGCAAAAGAAGGATTATCAGATTTGTGTGTCTTAAGAAATTCAGTATAAGACCCATTACAACCAATATTAAATCCCTTTTCTTTGGCAAGTTTGGCTGTTTTCAATACAATGCATTGGTCTTTCATTATTTGATATTTAATATAGTTAAAACATCCTGTATACTCATATCAAGCATACCTTTAAAGTCTTCACGTTTAAGTTTTGGTTGAGAACTAAATTGACAGGCAAGACCAATTAAATCAGTCCTAAACTTCGTATTTCTGTGAATATCCATACAATCTATTGCCAACGCAAGATAATGGAATTTTTGACTAAATGGAACATTTTTTCGTTTATCGTATTTCATAATTATTCATTTTTATGTGATGCTATCATCATATGGGTCACTTTCACCAAAAAATTTCTTGAAATTCTCAATAGAATGTGGATTGGATAACATTTTTTCTATTCTTTCTTTATGCTTTTTTTCTGATAATTTTAATAATTCATCATGCGGTAATACAAGTTCTTCAAAACTAAATCTTGGCGCATCACGATGAATTTCATCATGTTCTAATTGAAGCAATGAATTTTGCATGAGACTAAGCTGCTCATTAATTTCGCCCAATGGTACATCTATATGATTTACTATTCTTTGAACGTATTGATTGTGTTCGGCATTCAGGCGCACCCAAAGCATTCTTTCTTTCTCGTTCTTAAAAAAATTTTTTTTCATAAAGTAAATGTTCTACATTATTATCATTATATGATATTTTTGTGAAAAAGTTACATTTTTAATCAATCTCTTCTTCAAGTTCACGGGCATCACCATCAGCATCACAATAAATTGGCGGATAGCCGATTTTCTTCAGGGTTGAATGACGTAATATTCTATTTCCCAACTGAAGAATGGTATTACAGCCAAAATAAAGTATTATTACTAAAATTGCCATAAATCCTGCCCAATGCCAAAAACTACTAAGAATAAATTCGAGTGTTTTCATAAGTATAATTTAAATTAAACATTGTGTTTATACGTAGAACATTATGGAAAGGTTACAAATTTTATTGTTTATTTTCGTTATCTTTATTCTTTTTTTGATATGTGATAACATATGAAACTGACATAGTGAATAAAATTCCGAAATCTATTGCGCATATATAACCCCAAATAAGACGTTTTGAATCTGCTGAAGTCATGTAACAAGAATACCCATATAATATAAACAATATAACATATATAAGTATTTTTGTAAACTTCATTTCATGTCGAGTGTTATATAAAGTAATGATTACATTCCTGAGTATTTTAGTTCGTTAATAAATAGTTTGAGATTAGTTTTTATTCCAAGCAAATAAATGTGAAAACATACCTTCGAAGTGCGTGCCATCTTCACAAAATCTTTCGCCAACAGTTTTTGTTTTATCGTTCACATAATAAGCAAGAAATTCTTCTTCTTCGGGTGAACTGAATAACATAATAATAATATCCCGTTTATCTTCAATGTCTGACATATCAATCTCACCCCTTATAATTTGATTAATTACCTCACTGTCGGGTTCAACTTGTGCACCGTATGCTTCAAGAATTACAACCGATGCCAGTATAAGCGGATTTTTGCATGTATTTTTTATTGTAGCTGCAAGTGCTTGTTTATTTTGAGGTTTCAACATGTCACGTGGAATTGGAGTAATTAAAATCTTTTCGGTTGTGAATGTAATAAATACTGGTGATAAATGACCGTCTCTTTTATAATTTTCAATCATGCTTTCAAGCATAACTTTCTTAAACCATTGAATTTTTTCGTTCATAATTATAAATCTTCATCATCAACATCACCAATTAAATGAAACATATTTCTGAGTTTTTCATTATTTCTTTTTCTTTCAAGTTTAAATAATTCATCATGAGGAAGCACAAGTTCTTCAAAATTGAATCTTGGAGCATCACACATATGTTCATCATAATCCAATTGATTTGCAGAAATTTGCATACATGAAAATGGTTCACCAAGTTTACCAATTTCTAAATTCTGTTTAAAATCTACTTTATTTAATTTTTTTGCAACATAATGAATATGTTCAGCATTCAGGCGAATCCAGAGATTACGTTGACTTTCGTCTTTGAAAAAGTTTTTCTTAACTTTATCTTTATACATCATTTCGTCTCTCATTTCTTTCGGTAATTCTTTTATTGATTTTGGCATTTTCATATAAAATATTTAATATGTTATACGTAAAATAGAATAAAAAAGTTACAATTATTATACCGAAAGAATAAGATAATCAAGTTTTTTTCTCAGTTCAATAATCCTCTGTTTGGTATGAATATAATATATTGAACTTACATCGTTAAGATCACTTTTTATTTCTCTTTCGTTATAATCGACAATAATTTTCAAATCACGAATTTTATTTTCTCTGATCTGTTTTGCCCATGTTCTAATATCACCATCAGAATATTCCATAAACGATAAGATTTTATTTTATAACTTTCTTCATGTTTAAAAATTGGATTACTTTTAGTCCTTCGAATTTAAAATTATATTCGAACATCTCAGCATGTTTCTTCAATGCTTCTTTATATTCACTTTCGTGATAACGTACACCTTTAAAAATTGGTGAGTTACCAAGATTAGTACGAATGTCTTTGTCTTCGATTAGTGAATAAACTTTTACGAGTTCTAATGGTGCTTTTTCCATATCATAAATTTTATTTGTCAAATGTATTACTAAATATTGACATATCCAAAAAGAAATAAAAAAAAGTGGAAAATTTTTTTCTCCACTTCAAATATTATTTACTATACAGCAAACTAACTTTATCAGTTGCTCGATAATTGTAAATTTTATCAAGCAATTGAAGATAAGTTGTGGCTGTTGGGCATTTAACCAAGGCTGTTGGCTGTTTTTTCAATTTAGTAATCATACGGTCATGATTATAAGTTGTTTTTTTGAATAATGCAATTAATGTTCTTACGAAAGTTCCATTGTTATAATATTGAAAATACGGTCTGAATTCTCGTATTTTTGCAACGGTTTCGTAACCTTTAACTCTTTCTTTTTCCGTAACTTGAAATGTACCTTCACGAAAATAATGAATTCTTTCATTATCTTTTGTTTTGCCATTTCCTAATTTTTCTCTTTTAGCATTATCCTTACCAGCAACATTATTTGTTATAATTGCTTCAGCTACACTAAGGGTAAATTCAGGATAGTTCACCATAAATTCTTGTAACATCAAATATGCTGGTGAACCCAATATACAATAAGACTCATGAAAAGTCTTTTTTGTCCATATTTTACCAACAGTATTATAAAGCTGGCAATCCTTCAGACGTAACCCGGGGATAATCGTATAATTTACTTCAAATCCCAATTGCTTACATGCTTCAACTCTGTGCTGTCCGTCAATAATTTCAAAAAATTCATTCAATATTATGACAGTATAGAGATATTGAATTTTGAAAGATTTTATTAATCTTGCCAAATTTGCTGCATCAAGAGGTCTGTTACCTTTGATGATTTTAAACATGTCATAATTTTTCGTTTTAAAAACTGCTACTCCTGTGTTTAATGTGCTCATAATTCTTAAATTTAAGTTAATAATAAAATTTTTTATATCTGCTTATACGTAATTAATTTTAAAAGGTTACAAAAAATACCATTTATTTTTAAAAAATTTCATTTTTTATTACCACACATATAATATTTGATAACCTAACCACATTAAAATAAGGTGCATTGTGTTATCAGTTAATGTATAGACAACTGCTTTAAAGCCACCAGTAATTATTTCTTGACCAGTATTATGAAAATGTTTATGTGAATTAACATCATCAATATAATCTCGTAATCCATTTCCTTTAATATATTTCATGTAAATTTCGCCAAAACCAAATTTGTCAATAAAGAAATGTGAACAAAATACAAGAACTATCCAGATCAAATGAAAATTCCACATGAATAAACATACTGCAAATGTATATAATAAACAGTGTATTATTGCTGCAAGCCAACCCGTTCGTGTATTGGTTGATTTATTAAGTGCCATCCACTGATTCTGTAAGAGATAGTCACCCGTCAAGTGACCAAGTAGCATTTCGAACATCATAATTTATATAACATTATTGTGAAAATCAATTGCTGTATCAAGATTTGCCATTAAAATACAATAATCAAGTCCTATTTTACCCGTGCCTAAATCATTTAACGTTATAACAACACCCTTTTTGCTCTTTCTTATTATTTCTCTGACATTTTTAAAATCATCATAATCTGTTTGGTATGTACCAACAAGAATTGTCATTAAATCTGTAGGAGCATCAATAGCAATACTCTGATCATATTTTGTTTTTTTCTTTGGTACTAATTTCACATATCTTGGATTAACAATATTATTAGTCACATCATATGTAAATTTCACATCGAATACAAAACGTACTTTATTAAGAGGTATTTGATGAAGTGAAAGTATTTCTTTGGCTTCTTTAAGTTGTCTTTTTTCTTCATCAGATAACTGTTTCTCGTTTACAATAACACTCACATAATCCACAATTTTTGGGATTATTTCAATGAAGGGATATTTTCCTATAAATTTTATCATAATTTAATACTATTCATTAAACGATTTTTCATTTTTTCAATAGTTTCGACAGGGACATCATGAATGTTTACACCATTATGTCTGTTTTCAATTACAACTGAGAAAATTTTATATCCAAAAAATTTTGCATATTCAAAATATATTTCAATATCTTTTTCAGTTGTGTTTGTATTAGCAATAATGATGGGAGAAATATCTTTTTGCATAAATCTCCAACATTTTCTTTGACACCACGCATGAGCAGTACCAACGTTTTGAGGTAACCAATTGTATTTACCTTTATGTGTATGCCAATCATCAGCACAGCAAATAGCTCTTCCAAGTAATTCTGCGAAAGAATTTTTACCCGCACCGGGTAATCCACGTACTATCACTAATGTCTTTTTCATAATACAATTATACGAATAATGTTTTGAATTAGTTACAATTTACCACCACAAAGTAAGAAATATTTTTGGAAATGCATCTAAACCTTCTGTCAGTTGCTTTTCTTCTTCTTCAGAAAGTATTAATGACCCTTCGTCTCGTGCTGTTAATTTCATTGCAATTAAAAACTTTTCAATATCTTTTATAAGTTCTTCATCCCGTATTAAAAATTCTTTTGAGATTTCTTCATATCTTTCTAAACGTGGAATAATGAAATTGGCAATTGTATCCCTTAAACTCCATGTTTCTGAATCATCAAATCCAAATTCAATTCGTTGTTTAGAATATTCTTTTTCTCTGTCATCATCTTTATCGGTTAAAGAAAAACAGATATTAGGCACACCAATATATTTATGATCTATTATTTTTTTCATTGTACAAAGATATTAATTAATTTTCATTAATTATAATAAATTGTTTTACAAAATATTTTTTATTAAGAATTGATTCCAATGATTCGTAAATTTCGGGGTGTTTTTCCCAAAATATTACTGTATCAATTAATTCTTCAGTTGCTTCTTGTCCACAATAATCTCTTATATCAAATTTTTCTCTCAATAAAGGTATTAATTTTGGATAATCATTTACTTCTAAATTATTTGTCATACTATAACTACAAATAAAATCAATTATTCTTTTCATCTGTTCTGTCTTTTAAAATTTCAAGTTATTTAATTATTCCTTTGCTTGCCAATATTCCATATATAATAAAATATATCACACATAAAATTGGAAACCAAAAGAATTTAAGTATTTCTATAAACTTTTTCATAATATAATTATACGTATAATATTTAAATAAGTTACAAATATAATAATATTTATTTAAAATAACTTGTTTTTTCAAAAAATTATTTGTATTTATGTACATATAATGTTAATACAATGAAAAAAGAAAAGAAAAAATTATATTCTATTAGAATATATCCCGATCAGTTAAATTATTTACGACTTATGGCAGATAAAAACTTTACGACCGTAACACAATATGTTTTGGATTTAATATATAATGACATGAAAAATAATTCAATAAAATTGTGAATAAAATTTGTGGTATATATAAAATAACATCACCAACAGGTAAAATTTATATTGGGCAAAGTGTTGATATTAAGCGTAGATATTCGTCATATAAAAAATCTTGTTCTAAACATCAAATAAAATTATGTCGTTCAATTAAAAAATATGGTTGGAATAAACATATTTTTGAAATAATTCATAAATGTGATAAGTCTGAACTAAATGATTTGGAAAAATATTATATTAAATTATATAATACATTTAATAGTGTACATGGTTTAAATTTAACAAGCGGTGGCAATAACCCTATTCTTTCTGAAGAAACAAAAAGAAAAATTGGTAATGCAATTATTGGAAGAAGAGCATCTGATGAATCTAAAATAAAAATGAGTAAAGCCAGTAAGGGAAGAAATTTAGGAAAAAAACTTACCGATGAACATAAAGAAAAAATAAGAATTGCAAATACTGGTAAAAAACACACTGAAGAAAGTAAAATAAAAATGAGATTAAATAGAAAAGGTATTCCTTGTTCAAAAGAATGTAAAGAAAAATTAAGAATTATAAATACTGGTAAAAAACATACTGAAAAACAAATAGCAAAATTTATTAATAGCATGAAAGGCAGAAAATGTAGTGAAGAAGCTAAACAAAAAATAAGTTTAAGCAACATGGGTAGAAAATGCACTGAAGAGCAAAAAAATAATATGTCTATTGCACAAAAAAAGAGTCGTTTAATAAAAAAATAATTTATTGATTTTTTCGAATCTCATCTCTCACACACATTAATGCTTTGCCTAAAAGGTTCTGTCCTTTCCAATTTTTTTCGTCCAGAACCTTGTCATCCTCATGATATAAGCCAATACCCCAGATTGTATCATGAGGACTGGCTTCAACAAGAATCTTGTTTTCAGTAGAAAGTAAAATTGTCTTTAATTTTGAATTCTGACTGAACTTAGCCGTATTAATAGCAATCATAATTGCATAACCTTCTTTTAACCATACATCTGTTTTAAAATTTTTAATTTTACGACCTAATTTTTTGTTTTGGTTAGGTGAAGGTGTTTTTAAAATTAATGCAGCAGTTTCTGTATCTCCAAAATAAATCGCTTTCTCCCACATGAATGCCTGTTCAGAGTTAAAAAATGTTAAATTTTTATATGTAAATTTACACTCAAACCAGTTAGAGAATTCTGACCCCCAAAAAAAGACATATTTATCGGTTATGCGTTCCATGATTATTAACTATTTAATAATTTATTTTAGTTGTTCGTATTAAATTTTCTTGCTCTGCTATATGTGCCAATTGTTCCAAATGGATTATGTATAAACAATGATTTATCGGCAGTATATGCAGAAATATCAATCCATATCCTATCCCCACGTTTTAAATCAACTAATGACTTGGCAATATTTTCTTCAGTCATGAATGAATGTAGATATGTTCCCGCAAATCTTTTATTTGTGTTTTGAAATTTAATTTCATAAAAATTATTTTTATGTATAATTTTATCTACTTCAAATAAACCTAAATTCCCATTAAATTCTGTTTTCATAATAGTTGATTTTAGTTATTAATAGTACTTATACGGATATTTTTAAAATAAGTTACAAATATAATGAATTTATTTAAAATAACTTGCTTTTTTAAAAAATATTTAGTATTTATAGTAAATACGTTGTTACTATGAAAAATAAAGAAATTAAAAAATTGTATACGATTAGAATACATCCAAAACAATTGGAGTATCTGCGTAAGACTGCTGAGAAGAATTTTACTACGGTGACGCAGTATTTTACAGACTTAATAAACAGGGATATGAAAAAAAATAATTATGAATAAAATTTGTGGTATATATAAAATAACGTCACCAACAGGCAAGATTTATATTGGTCAATCGGCAAATATAAAATCAAGAATTACTAATTATAAAAACGCTAGATGTAAATGTCAACAAAAATTATACCATTCTATTATTAAATATGGTTGGGATATACATATATTTGAATTAATTCATGAATGTCAAGAATCCGAACTTAATGATTTAGAAGCATATTATATTAAACTTTATGATACATTTAATACCGAACATGGATTAAATTTAACAACTGGTGGTGATCATTATAAAATGTCTGACGAAACAAAATTAAAAATCGGAGCAGCAAGTAAACTTAGAGTATGTTCCGAAGAAACAAGAAAAAAATTAAGTGAAAATTCTAGTAGGTCGTTTTTAGGCAAACATCATTCTGAAGAATCTAAAGAAAAGTTAAGAATAACACATATTGGTAAAAAACTTACGAAAGAACATAGACAAAAATTAAGTGATTCTCATAAAGGATATAAAGCAACTGAAGAGCAAAAACGAAAAATAGGCGAAGCACATTTAGGAAATAAAAATTGTTTAGGACGGAAATTAACCAAGGAACATATTGAAAAAATGATAGAAAGTCGTAAATGGTATAAACATTCTGAAGAAACTATTAATAAAATTATTGAATCAAATAAATATCGTTTTAATATTAAATGTTATGAAATATATGATGAAAATAATAATTTAAAATATAAATTTGAATGCATTAATCTTCAAGCCGAATTAAAAAAAATGAATTTATCTTCAATATTTCAAAAATCATATACTAATAAGAGAAAAATAAAAAGTGGAGCATTTAAAGGTTGGTACATAATTTAATTATAAATCAATTCTATTAGAAAGTACTGTAGCTAATGTGGTTGGTCTTGAAACCGCTACATAAAAAATTTGATTTCGTTCTTTAATAACCCAATTTTTTCGAATATCGTTTTCAATAACAAAAACCTTATTGTACGTTGAACCTTGGCTTCGATGTCCAGTTATACAATAGCCGAAATCAAGGTCTTTGGAAATAACCTCTCCTGTATTGCGAAACATTTCGTTGCGAAATTTATCAATATTGACCATAATTAAATTATTACGTCTAAACTCGTAATATTTTTTCCAAAGTTTTTTATTATCCTTTGCCATATCTTTAAAAAAATCATGCATTTCGGCATAATGATGTAAATTATTGTGGTCGTTACTATTTACAATAAAAACATCATCATATTTAAATTTACCTTTTGGTAAATCTTCACGAAGTTTCACTTGAAATCCCTTTATATCATATTTATTTTCTTCGAGACTTGACTTTTCTACAACGTGGTAGTCTGTGGAGTTTTCAATTATAATATAGTTTTGTTTTTCATTTAGTATTGATCGATAGCCACTGATTAAATCACCGATCTCAATGACATCTTTATTTTTTCCAATTAATTCATCTCTTATTATTTTATTTGATTGCATAACAGTAATATTTCGCCATGCAATTGTTTTTACATAATCACTATTTTTTTGAAATTCTTCAGTCTTATATTCTTTGAATATTGATTCTCTAAATTCTTGTTTATTTGTGGTGAATATTATTCCCTCTCCTTTACTATTTACATTAGATTTTCTTAAAAATCCACCATCTAATGAATCTAAATTGTTTCTTAAATCATTATATAAAAATAATAATGGATTATCATCAGTTTGCCTTTCAACTTTGGTAAGTGTGTGTATTTCAATATCGTCTTGAAAAAATACTACACTCATCTTTTCTCCAACAGGCGGAATTTGACATGGGTCCCCAATAAACAATATTTTTGTTCTATGTCCCATTGTTTTTTCTTTAATCATTTCAAATAATGGCTTATTCACCATCGATGATTCGTCTGAAACAATCCAATTATGATCATTTATTTTTGGCGGTACTATTGGATTAAAAATTGGGTTATTGGGGTCAAACGAATCGATGGATACGTCAGGTCTTAATCCAAGTAAAGAATGAGTGGTGACCCCTTTACATCCAGTTAAATTCTCAATGACTCCAAGTGCTTTATGAGTAGGTGCTGACACAACAACACCATAACGGTATTCATCAATCATTTTCTTTACAATACTACTTTTTCCCGTACCCGCATGTCCAGCTAAACAAAAGAATGTCTTATCACTTTTTAGCCAAGCACGAATTTTATTAATACCTTCATATTGTTGGTCATTAAACGTTATAATTTTGCCAGACGGGGTAAGTAATTGATTATCTGCAAGTTTATTATTAGCAATAATAGTTTTATCACCAAGTGATGTATTCAACTTATTGAAGTCATAATTCTTTGAAATACCTTTATATGGCGTTCTACGTTTGCTCATTAAACTTTGTTTGACTTAAGTATTTTAATAAGTTTTGTAAGTATTTTAATATCAGTAAAACATACTGAATCAACATAGTCATAAAATTCAATATCGTATTTGCCATCAACACATTCATCATTTGAATTACTGATAAGACATAACTTATCTATTTCATATGTGAAGTAATAATATGGTTTATCACCAGATTCTTCTTCGCTAACATCTTGTCTTTTAAAGCCAAGATTTAATAAATTTTTTTCTGTAATATTTTCCATTATCTTCTATTTTTACTTAAATATGTTAAATTTTTCCATTCATCTTTTATTCTTTTTCTTTCGTCATCTGGTACGTTCAATGATTCAGTATATTCATACAGTAAATTACTAAATCTAAGTTCAAGATCATTATAATTTAATATCATGTCCTGAATTTTTTTACCAAATCCCTTTAATTGACTTCTTTGTAATGCATGTACTCCATAATAATTATTTGATAATTCAATTCTTCTGCTATTGTAAATTCTGCCTTTGAAAAAAAGCATTGATAATAGTGCTTCCTGTGGAATATCAATAACTCTTTTTTTCGCTGCTTTAACTGTTTTCCACCCATTTTCACCCTTCACTATCAACCCAACATCTGGTGGCATTTCTTCTGCAGTTGTAATACCTGCTAAACAAGCATAATAAAATCTATTACAATATGGTAAGTATTTTTCATATTTTTTTGACTTTAAATCTTGTATAAAATCTGATCGTGTAACTTTACATTCAAAAATATTCATAATGAATTTAACATATGAATAATCAATCGATATTACATCAGCCACGCCCAACCCATCTTTACTCAGCCAGACACTCCCCAAAGGTACTTCAATAAAATTAGTACCCTTTGCTTCAGCCAAAGAAAAACATAAGTCACGATGTGTCATAGTACAAAGATATGTATTAATATGTAAATAACTATAAGTAAAAACAATATTATGCTAAGTTTTTTCAATTTTATCTTGCTAAGTGTTTATCTTTAATTAAATCACGTAAAAATACATTCTTAACACCACCAATAAGTCTTACCCATTCTTTATAACGTTCAGGAGCATATTCTTTTAATTGCTCATATGAAAGCATTCTTATAGCAACAATTTCTTGTGCAGGTGCACTTGTTCTATAATTATCAATAAAATAATTAATAAAATCTGGATAAAGTTCTCTGTCAAACACTCTTTCATCAGCAATAAAACAAAGTGCAGAAAGTGCATGATTCAGATCAGGTTCGATAAAATATGAAAATTCAATATCATTTTCAAGTAACTGATCACCAATTTGATTCATTGTACCTGCAGCAATACCCTCAAAATCTCTGTCTTCATTGGTTGTACCACCATCAAGAACAATCCATGTTTCATGATTTTCAAGAAAGTCCCAGATAACATGATTAAGGTCATTTTTACCATATTTTAAAGCATAACGTCCAAGTGCATGTCCTGCCTGTATGCCGATTTGCGCAGCACTTATATTGTAAGGTACAAAAAAATATGCCTTTTTTCTTAAAATTATTTCTTCTTTCATTTTATTTAATATTAGTTTCTTTTTTATTTTCTCTTTCATGTTTTCTTAAAAATATAATAAAACCAATTGCAACACATGCGCCAGTTACAATAAGTGCTGTTAATAAACTATTTAAAAATTTTAAGAAATTCATACATTATAATTTTATTTTTGGATATATACATAATATATTTTGCACTTCTTCTTCAGTAACGGGTTTAAAATACCAATCAATATTAGCAATACCCCATTGAAGATCATTTTTTTGAAATTCAATTGCTTCAAATGTGACACTTCTTTTATATTTACCATATATTAACATATCTTCTTTTGGTAAATCATCAATCGTTTTAACTTCAATTTTTTCAAACAATGGTTTCATAATTATAAACTTTGTTTTATGAATTCTTTTGAATCGAAATTTTTACTATTAAGTCGTTGATTACATTTTTTACAAGAATTACCTAATGGTACGTTGATTGACATTCGATAATTATCGAATTTTCTCCCACAAATAGGTTG